TCTCGAGGGCTTTGAAGATCGTGATCCCAATGGGGAAATGACTGGAATTAAACTTCCTTATATCGTGACGATAGAAGAAGGCTCTCGTGAAATTCTATCTATTCGTAGAAATTACGAAATAGCTGATCCTAAAAAAAATAAGATTCAATACTTTGTTCATTTCAAATTCTTACCAGGCTTAGGATTTTATGGCTTTGGATTAATTCATATGATTGGTGGATTATCTAGAACTGCAACTTCTGCCTTAAGACAATTAATTGATGCAGGAACTTTATCTAATTTACCAGCAGGATTTAAAATGCGTGGTATTAGAATTAGAGACGATGCTCAATCTATTCAGCCGGGTGAATGGAGAGACGTAGATGCTCCTGGGGGAAACCTCAGAGATGCGTTCATGACTTTACCATATAAAGAACCTTCTCAAACTTTATTACAATTAATGGGTGTAGTTGTTTCTGCAGGTCAAAGATTTGCTTCTATTGCTGATATGCAAGTAGGTGATGGTAATCAACAAGCAGCAGTTGGTACAACTGTAGCTTTACTTGAAAGAGGAAGCAGAACAATGTCTGCTATTCATAAAAGATTATATTCATCATTAAAACAAGAATTCAAATTATTATCTAGAGTATTTAAATTATATCTACCTGAAGAATATCCTTACGATGTTGTAGGTGGAGAAAAAAATATTAAGCAAGCTGACTTTGATGATAGAATAGATATCGTTCCAGTTGCTGATCCAAATATATTTTCACAAACACAAAGAATTAGTTTAGCACAAACTGAATTACAACTTGCACAATCTAATCCACAAATTCATAACTTGTATGAAATTTATAGAAAGATGTATGAAGCATTAGGTGTAAAAGATATTGATAAGATTTTAATACAACCTGCAAAACCAATGCCTAAAGATCCTGCATTAGAACATATTGATGCATTAGGTGGACAATCATTTCAAGCATTCAGAGGACAAGATCATAGAGCACACATAACTTCTCATTTAAGTTTTATGTCTACTAACATTGCAAAAAATAATCCTATGATTGTTGGATCATTAGAGAAAAATATATTTGAACATATTTCTTTAATGGCTTTAGAACAAGTTGAGTTAGAATTTGCACAAGAATTACAACAAATACAAATGATGTCTCAAAATCCACAAGCTTTACAGGATCCACAGATGCAAGCACAGGTTCAACAGTTCCAAATGAAACTAGAATCTAGAAAAGCAATATTGATTGCTGAGATGATGGGTGAATTTATGGATGAAGAAAAGAAAATTACATCACAATTTGATAATGATCCTATCGCTGCATTAAAAGCGAGAGAGTTAGACCTACAAGCTCAAGAAAACTATAGAAAAAAACAAGAAGGTGAACAAAGAATTAATTTAGATAAGATGAGAGCTATGATGAACCAGATGAATACACAAGAAAAACTGCAACAAAATGAAGATTTAGCTGAATTAAGAGCTGCAACTTCAATTGCAAAACAACAATTTTCTGATATGAATAAGAAAATACAATAATTATTGTTAAATAACATAAAAGGAGTATACGTATGGCTATGAAAATGAATTTAAAACAAAATAAAATTGGTAAAGTAATGAGAGAGTTCAAAAAAGGTGAACTTAACATTGGTCAATCTTCTAAAAAAGTAAAAAGCCCTAAACAAGCAATTGCTATTGCTTTATCTGAGGCAGGTACATCCAGAAAAAAAATGGCAGTGGGTGGTTTAGCTAATTCAGTTAGAACTTTTTCTCCAGCTTCATTTGCAAAAGAAGTTAATCATTCAAAATTTACAAATTCAGAAGGATATTTAGTTGGTGGAGTTGATGTTGAGATGTCAAAACCAAATGAAACTCAAATTGAAGTTGTTCAAGGTCAAGGAAGTATATTACCAGAGAAAAAAAGATCAGCTAAGTGGTATTAAACAATGATTCAAATGTTAGGAGCTGTCGCACCTCTCGCAAAAATCTTATTTAGTACAATTGAAAAATCAGTTCTTGATAAAGACCTACAAGCAAAGTTAAAAGCAGACCTACAAACTCAATTACTACAATCTAATACACAAGAATTACAAGCTGCAGCAAAAATTATTGAAGCTGAAGCTAAAGCTGGATGGTTTGCATCTAGCTGGAGACCTTTATTAATGTATGTATTAATTTTTATATTAATATGGAACTATGTATTAGGACCTGTTATCTTATTTTTTTTTAAAGCTTCTATAACTATTACTCTTCCAGGAGACGTATGGACCCTTTTGCAAATTGGGCTCGGGGGGTATGTGGTAGGACGATCTGCGGAATCGGTTGCACGCACGATGGCTAATAAACCGGTAAATAATAACAATCAAGAAAATGGATAAGGAGATAACATGAGAAACGATTATAAAATAAGACCAAGACTAGAATTTAAAAAAGGTGGTAAAGCATTTCCAGATTTAACTGGTGATGGAAAAATTACTAGAGCAGATATTTTAAAAGGTAGAGGAGCTATTAAAAAAGGTGGTATGGCAAAAAAAGCTGACATGATCACTGAAAAAATGTCTTCTAAGAAAAAAGGCAAAATGATGAAGGGTAAAAGATAAATATCCAATGGGTAAATCTAAAAGAAAACAATTCATTGACCTTGCTAAAAAAGGTGGAACAAGACAAGACTTTATAGATCTTGCAGAAGATCTTGAAGTTGGTGGAAACACAGAAGATGATGTTGTTGTTCCAATAGAACCACCATCACAACCAAAACCACCAGGAAAAGCTAAAGGTGGTCTTATAAGAGGAATGCCTAAAATTGCATTAAGAGGTTATTAATGGGAAAACTTTGTCCAAGAGGAAAAGCAGCAGCTAAAAGAAAATTTGCAGTGTACCCTAGCGCGTACGCGAACATGTATGCGAGCGCAGTTTGTTCTGGTAAAATAGTTCCGGGTGGACGTAAAAAGAAAATGGGTGGAGGAAGTATTTCACAAGAGAGAAAAATGGTTTCTAATTATAAACAAGGTGGTGTTGCAAAAGGTTGTGGCGCTGTATTAGAAAATAGAAGAAAAGTTACAAAAAAATATTAATATGGCAAATGGTCTTAGAAAATGGGTCTCTGAAAAATGGGTAGATATTGGATCTAAAAGAAAAGACGGGTCTTATGCTCCTTGTGGAAGATCTAAAGGAGAAAAAAGAAAAGGTTATCCAAAATGTGTACCATTAGCAAAAGCTAGATCAATGTCAGAAGGTCAAAGACGTTCAGCAGTTGCAAGAAAAAGAGCGGCAGGTAACACTGGACCTAAACCAACTAATGTTAAAACATTTGCTGGAAGAAGAGATATGAGAGTTGGAGGATTAGTATAATGCCAAGTGAAGTTTATAAAAAATTTTATAAAGATTTAGATAAAGCTGCTAAAAAAGCAGAGGAAGAACAAAAAAAATTTAGAGAAATTGAAGAGAAGATGAATAAGAGAGTTAAAGAAATTGATGATGAAAAAACTGAATTTGATTATTTAAATTTAATACGTCCAGAAGATTCTACTGCAGATCCTATGAATTTTAAAGATGGTGGATTAGTTAGTAGAGGACAAGGAAGAGTTCTTAAAACTAAAAAAACTAAAATGTACTAATGGGTGATATTTCATTACGTGGACAAGGTAGAGCAATGTTAGCATCTGGATCAACTCCAGCATGGCAACGTAAAGAAGGTAAATCTAAATCCGGTGGATTAAATAGAAAAGGTATTGCATCTTATAGAGCTGCAAATCCAGGATCAAAATTATCAATGGCAGTTACAACTAAACCCAGTAAGTTGAAACCTGGGTCAAAATCTGCTAATAGAAGAAAGTCATTTTGTGCTAGAATGAAAGGCATGAAAAGTAAATTAACATCAGCTAAGACGGCAAGAGATCCTGATTCTAGAATCAATAAATCTTTACGTAAGTGGAATTGTTAATATAACCAACAAAAGGAGAAAGAAATGGACGCAGTAGTGTTTTTAAGTAAGTTACAGAAGTTTATTAGAGAGCAATACCAAGGAATTGGTGATTCTATGATATCTGGTAATGTTGACAACATGGAGAAATATAAGTATATGCAAGGACAGGCAAATGCCTATCAAACAGTAATTCAGGAAATCTCTAACCTGCTAAATGAAAAGGAGCGAAAAGATGATAAAGGAAACGTTATTGACCTCGGAAAAGGAAGTACCAAAGATAAACCTAGGTCTTGAGGAAAAGTATAAAGAAGAAGATAAAAAAGTTGAAGACAAAACTCTTAGAGCAGAAAATATTTCTGAATCTTTAATTGATAGTTTACCACAACCGTCTGGTTGGAGGTTACTAGTATTACCATTTACACCGAAGGATAAAACTTCAGGTGGATTAATCATATCACAAGAATCTTTAGACAAAGCAAGAATCGCAACTAATTGCGGTTATGTTTTAAAGGTTGGACCATTAGCTTATTTGGATAAAGAAAAATATTCAACAGGCCCTTGGTGCAAGGAAAAAGATTGGGTGATCTTTGCTCGCTATGCGGGTTCAAGACTTCCAATTGAAGGCGGTGAAGTTCGTCTATTAAATGACGACGAAGTCTTAGGGACAATTAAAAATCCTGAAGATGTACTTCACTATATATAAACATAGGAGAAAACTATGCCAGAAAACAAAAATGAAAAGACCGTTGACATAGATACATCTGGTCCAGGAGCCGAGGTCGAATTAGACGTCAAACAACCTGAATCAAACGAGATAGAAGTATCAAATGAAAAAGACAACGTTAAGTCCGTTGACACAGTTGCGGAATCTAATGAGCAACCTGATGTTAAGGCAGATAAACAAGATACAGAAAACAAGGACCAAGGAACAGGTTCTGAAGATACAGATAACAAGAAAGAATTAGAAGATTACAGTGAAGGTGTTAAGAAGAGAATAGCAAAACTAACAAAGAAAATGCGTGAAGCTGAAAGACAGCGTGAAGCTGCTATCGACTATGCACGTAAAATCCAAGTTGAGAAAGATTCTCTAGCTGGACGCCTTACCAAATTAGATACAGGTTATATTTCTGAAATGGAAAGAAGAATACAATCATCTGTAGAATCTGCTTCTGCTAAATTAGCACAAGCTAGATTAGATGGTGATATAAAAGCTGAAATCGCAGCACAAACTGAGATATCTAAATTAGGATATGAAGAAGCTAGACTTCTTGATCTTAAAGCTAGACAATCAGAAGCTAAGGAAATTGAACCTAAAGTTCAGTTAAATCAACAACAAGCTGTTCAACAAGAACAACCTATCAATCCAGATCCGAAAGCTCAAAGTTGGGCCGGTAAAAATACATGGTTTGGACAAGATGAGGCAATGACATACACAGCCTTTGGATTACACAAGAAACTTGTGGA